CTCACGGGGGCCTTTGGTTGACATGATAAGTCAACGGGTCCTTCCAACTACCTTACTCCTTGGGTAGGGGGCTAATAAATAATGCCCCAGCGCCAAGTTTGCCGATTAGACTTCAGTAGGATCCATAGTTGTTTCCTACTGTCGTACACCGGTAGACACTGGATGTAGGCTTCATCAACCTACACTTTCCATCAGCCGTCCCATTAACCTGGAGAGTCACCATGAGAAAGTCCTTCACCAACGCTCTGGCTGTGTGCGCCGCCGTGAGTTGCTTTGCGGTTGGCGCATATACCGTTGCGAAGGGGTTGGATACGATCTCTGGCGACAAAATCAGGTCTGTTATTGCCATTTCGGCAGGGACGAACAGTGTGGTTCAACCAGCCACAGCTGATTTGTTGTTGAACGATGGTAACAAAAGTCAGTAGCGTCTCCTACCCCGTTGAGACTGTGACGGAGAAGTCGTCTTCCTCTACACCGACACCTGTGACCACCTCTGACATTAAAACTGTCACGGCGACACGGACTCGGGACGGAGTGAGACTTCCTCACTGGCACGACATCATTGTGGCAGGGGGTAACGCTACGACGGCTATGTCTGCCGTTTTTGACCGATGTTACTTTGAGAGGAGCCATGCCGAGTTAACTGGCGGGTACCCCTTTATACCTGGGTCATGGGTGAAAAAGAGCTTTAGCGGGTACGTTTCACGTACCCTCTCGAGCACTCGAGTACCCCATGATCCTAGTATGTCAATTACAAATGCTGAAAACCGAGCTCGCGCGAAGTGGTACAGTAAGCTTAGAGAAATCGAGGTGCAATTTTCCGCACCAACGTTCTTTGGCGAGCTGCGTCAAACTTTGCAACAGTTCCGCAGGCCCTTGGCTGCGCTTCACTCTCATGCCCACGGATACCTGGATGCGCTAAGTAAAGCAAAGCGCGCCAGTCCTAAGCACTGGGTGAAGACAATCTCTGGGCTCTGGCTCGAGAAGGTTTTCGGATGGGATCCGCTTCTTCATGACATCGAAGACGCCTATGAGGCTTATCAGCGAGCATTATATAAACTCGTGACTTCGCGCGTTGTAAGCGCTAGTTATAAGGATTATGCTGATCGCACTTCCTCACTGACATCCGTTGACCGTAGTACCACGTTGCAGAATGTTAACGGCGTGGGTATATATACACGCTGGAACGGCCTGCTTACCGAGTATTGTCAAATACGATACAAGGGACGTGTGGATCTCGACGTTGAGGCGACTAAGTGGGATAATCTCGCACTTTTCGGTTTTAAGCCGAATGAGTTTATTCCCACTGCTTGGGAGTTACTTCCTTGGTCGTTTCTCGCAGACTACTTCGTCAATATTGGCGATATCCTCACAGCTTCCGTCACGTCCACTCGCGGTGTTGCCTATGCGAATAAAACCGTTCGACGCTCCACTTTCTACCAAGGAAGTGGTGTTATCGATTCGGCCTTCTCACTGGCTGCAGTCGGAGCTGGATTTGTCGGGTACTGTGGTGGTAGTCTGGGTAAATGGGAATTAGAGCGTAAGACCGTTGTGAGATCTTCTGGGTCCGGCGTTCCAATGCCTACCCTCCAGTTCTCGCTTGGCCTTTCGGATAAGCAGCTTTTTAATATCGCTGCCCTCCTTGGTCAAGCACGGGCCTTACATCCCCAAAACTATCACTCATCCATGCATTTCCGTGGACACGGGTGATCCTTAGGAACAATATGTCTTTTACACTAACGTCGCCATTAACTGGCGCGCCGCAAACCGGCTTTACTTCTCCCACCTACACCTTGTCTGCTGACCTTGCTCCTGATAACAACGGGAAGCAAGTGGCAGTCACGGCACTTGGTGGAACGCAGGTCGGCGTGACGACGCACTCCGTTTCAGCTCCTTTTACAATCACCTTTACCCGTCCTCGTGTTTTCCGTAGTCTTGGAAAGCCGAATCCGACGACCGGTGTAGTGAAGGATGTCCCGAGGAATACGTTCAAGTGTATCGTCCGTAAGGGCGTTACTCCTCTTGCAGGTCAACCCTTCTCAACCATGCTATGCACTGTCATTATGGAAGTGCCGGCTGGAAGTGATACGGCTGATGCTGCGAACGTAAGAGCATGTATTTCAGCAGCTTTCGGCGCAGTCTGGCAACAGTCGGCAGGTGCTGGAGATTCTTTGGTCTCCGGTGTCATCTGATTTAGCCAGGTTGTTCCTCGAGCGTGCTGTTTTGCTCATTGTAGTTTCCTTTGGACTGGAGATGCTATGCGAGATTACGCTAGTCTGCTACCGGTTACCCTTGAACTGGATCTTTATGACAACGGCTGGAATGGGAGTTTAAATCCCTACCCGGGTATCACCCTCAAACAGTTAGCCATGCAGTCCATTCGGAAATCGTTGGTCAAGAAGTTCTTGCCCGATGATACCTCTGAACCGGATAAGCAGGCACTTGATTTGTTTTTGAAAGTAAATCAAGCCTGTAAGGAGTACTCATATGGGAACAGACGTTGCACCGAAATCGAGGAGATTGCACTGGGGGAGGCGAAAGCCTTTCTCTATGCCTTTTGTAATCCCAATGTGGCAGAAGGAGAAATCCTTCTGACTGCCCGTAAGATTACGGATAATTTCTCTCTCGGTAACGGGGCCAATATCGGCTCATTCGGTACTGATTTTCTTTCGAAGATTGGTACGTCTACGATGGCGGCAACAAGTTCCAGGCTGCACGCTTTATTCAAGCAGGCTGTCTCTTTCAACCACATTTGGTCTGACGTTGAGTCTATCAGATCAAGAAGTCGCGGGGATGAGATAGTTCGAGGCAGTCGCATGAGTTTTGCACCGAAAACTGCGAAAATAAGCAGAACCATATGCACTGAGCCCGTCTGTAATATGCTTTTTCAGAAGGGAATAGCTTACGTCCTGGAGCGGCGGTTGCGCGAGGTCTGTGGTATCGACCTTTCGCTTCAGCCTGCAAAGAATCGGAAGCTAGCTCAGCGCGGGTCCTACAATGGAAGGTTTGGTACTATTGACCTTTCATCTGCTAGTGATTCGTTGTCTAGGAACTTGGTGCGCGAATTTTACCCTGACCACGTTGTCCAGTGGCTGGATTTAGTCCGTACGCCAGAAACCATCCTTCCAGATGGCAGTTCTCTAGAGTTGCATATGGTGTCTAGCATGGGAAATGCTTTTACCTTCCCATTACAGACATCGTTTTTTACGAGCTTGGTCTACGGTGCCTATAGGGCGCTGGACATTCCTGTCCATTGTCCCCGTGGCATGTCGCTAGGCAACTTCGCCGTGTTTGGCGATGACATAATAGTCGTTGAACAGGCCTATAGGCTTGTTTGTCGGCTGCTATGTCTATGTGGTTTTAGCGTTAACGTAGATAAGTCCTTTAATGAAGGACCTTTTCGCGAGTCGTGTGGTCAGGATTTTCATCTTGGCCACGACGTCAGAGGGATTTATCTTTCTTCCCTCAAAACGTCGAGCGACGCGTACTCTGCTTGCAACAGACTTAACGTCTGGAGTGCTAAGCATGGGATTACACTTCGACGGCTGGTGTCCACCATCATGAAGGGTCATAGGCTTATGCCTGTTCCCTTCGACGAGATGGATACAGCTGGTGTCAAGGTGCCCTCATGCATTTTAAGAGTGAAGAAGCATGACCGGAACGGTGCATTACTGTACCGTGCCCTAGTCGCGCGACCGATCTCCTACAGCGTTTCTGATGCGGAGTCGCAAGGCGTAGCGCTACGGGGATGGATTGACAACCACCCCGCAATACTACTCGCCGCTCTTGCAGGTACGCTTCGGAACGGTAAGGCAACCATTAGAGCTTCTCGGTTGTCTTACCGGGTTAAGCAGAAACGTAGCCCATGTTGGGACTACGTACCTGCTGGGATGGGTTTGTACCCATCTTTTGGCGGCGCTTGGAAGAGCTTCGTCATGATCAACCTTAATTTTTCTTAGGTTGGTTCACTTAGGC